AAGTTCAGGGTGGCAAAAAGTTTGTAGTCAAGGCTTGTAAAGGTGGCAAAGAAAAGATAATTAGATATGGGGATGCAAACATGACTATTAAAAAGTCTAACCCTGCTAGACGAAAGAGTTTTAGAGCAAGGCATAAATGTGCTACTGCTAAAGATGTATTTTCTGCTAGATATTGGTCTTGCAAAAAATGGTAACAATAGGAGATAAATTATGTATATGAAAAAGAAAAAAGATAAAAAGAAAAAAAATAAGAAGAAAAATAAAAAGAAAAAGTATTAATAATTAGGAGTAGCTGCTTGTCAGCTGGGAATGTTGGAGGGTTAAAAAATTATGCCAAAAGGTAAAAATAAAAAGTACAGCAAAAAACAAATGAAGATAGCTAGAATGGCTGCACCATTTGATAGAATAACTGGTGCTGATTTTGCTAAACTTAAAAAGAAGAAAAAGAAAAAAGTATGATGAAATCAATTAAACCACCAAAAGGCTTTCATTGGATGAAATATGGTAAAGGATATAAACTAATGAAAGGTACTTACAAACCACACAAAGGAGCTGTTAGAACTGCTAAGTTCTCAGTACAAAAAAGACATGGCTAAATTGTGTGCAAAAGGTAAGAGAGCTGCTAAGAGAAAGTTTAAGGTATATCCTTCAGCTTATGCTAATATGTATGCTAGTGGTGTATGCTCAGGTAGAATAAAACCTAAGAAGAAAAAGAAAAAGAAATGAGTTTAAGAAAGTGGACATCTGAGAAATGGGTGGACATTGCTAATCCCAAAAGAGGTGGTGGTTTTCCTCCATGTGGAAGATCAAAAGGTGAGAAAAGAAAGAACTATCCTAAGTGCGTAAAGTCATCTAAAGCTAGATCCATGACCGCAAGTCAGAGGAGAGCAGCAGTTTCAAGAAAGAAAACAGCAGAGAGAAGATCCAGAAAAGGTAAGAAACCTAACTATGCCAAAACATAAGGCTTGGATCAAACCTAAAGTAATAATTATTGATATAGGAAAGTGTAAGTATTGTCATCAAGAGATGACGAACCAAGAAAGTTTTGTAGCCTTTTATCCTAGAGGTAAAGCACACTATAAATGTATGAAAGAAGATGATGCTAAACCTAAGACTAATTTTGATTGGTAAGGCAGCCATATTTCAGACTGCCTTAATATTAATTAAAGATACTTTCTATCTCTAATAAACTTTTTTATTTCAACTAATGATTTGAAATCACCTCCCACAGGTGCAAAGAACCTCATAAAGTCTAAAGATAAATCTGGTCTATATCTACAAAGAGTCCAATTTCCTAACTTAGGATAATGTTCAGACATATTGGCACTAAACTTTTCATTACCAAATGTAATATCAACACTAGTAACTTTACCAAATTTATTTTTTGTTTTTATTTTCGTCTTCATATTTTTTCCTTCCTTATTTTTTTTTATAAAGACATTATATCAAATTGAGTTTTTCAATTTTTTACAAAAAAAAACTTTTATTGAAGAATAGACGATTTAGTTTTTAGGGTGGTTCAGTTTAGGTGCGACAATTATTTGCTTATAGACTTTTCAGGTATTTTTTAATATCCCCAAAATTTCTTAGCATTATTCAAATAATTTTCATCAGCATCATTATTCCAAAACATATGTGTAAAGTCTGGTTGGATATAATCTTTAAGAACATTTGGATCATTACTGATCTTCATTAAGTTTTGTCTTACTTTAGCTCTTTGTATTATTCTAGGTATTCTTTTCTTAATATTCTCAGGTTTAAGTTCATCACAATTATCTGCACTATAAACTCTAAATTCTTTCTCATTGACATAACAAAGATAAACAGGAACTTCAAATACTGACCAATAAAAATCTATTTGGAGTAAATTATAGGGTGAAGGTCTATCAGGTAATTTACCTGGAAACCAAGACCTAGTACCATCTTTCTTGACGATCCCCCTTCTTGGCATTTTACATTTATCTTCAATAATAACCTTATCCCCTTTTAAATCTATGTAACCATGAACAGGAATATTGATACCATCAAACCATTTAAATGCCTCTATCTCTGGCTTACAAGACTCCCAACCTGGTATTGATTGGTGAGCCTTATGACAATTAGCAATCATAGCTGGAACTATACTTTTATAATGACTTAACTTTTCTTGGTCATCAGGTGTAAGTGCAACTAGCTTATCTAGCTTTTCTTGAACAGGAACGAACATTATTTACCTTCCTGTATTTTTTCACTTTCTATTTGAAAAGCCATATTAAATTCTTCTGCAACTACATCTAATTCTTTGTAGTCATCTAAGAAATAACTCATAGGTTTTTTTAAAAATTTACTTATCTTAACTAGGTTTACCAAAGGTATTCTGTTTTCACCTTTTTCATACTTGCCTATTTGTTGATATGTATTCTTGAGAGCTTTAGCAACTTTAGTTAATGGAACAATAGTTTCTTTACCAGTAAACTCATTAACCTTAGTTCTTCTTGCTTGTCTTAATCTTTTACCTAAATCAATATAGAATTGATTATCTTCATCGAAGTTTTTCTTTGCTTTATTTGATAGTTTCATTTGGTTTCCTTCCTTTAATTTAGAGTATAGTACCCCTAAGTATTTATGCAACTTTTTATATATACTTAATTAAGTATATAAAAATCTAGCATCTTTGTTCTCTGCTTCAACTATTCTTCTAAAGAGTTGATTATACTCTTTAAAGTTTTGCAAAGTATGTACGCATTGACGACCCTTTTCTTTTCCACCCATTATCTTTTTATGAGTTTTGTCTAGCTTTGCATACAATCTAACATTACTGTTACTTAGAGCCATTATTCTCCTCACCGATTAATTTAATTTTTGCACTAATAAGTTTGTTATCGGTGATACTTGCTTTTGCAAACTCACTAGGCATTTTTTGATTATGTGCTTTTTGTGTAGCTTCTTCAACACTAGCACCATCAAAAATTTCTTCAAAATCAACTGCTAATTCTAAACTTGATATTTTTAAAACTTTAACCATTCAAAATTATATTTCTGCTATAACCAGAGTAATCTCTTTTAATCTCATCTCTTTGTTCTAGCTTTTCAATTAGCGAACTGATTGAATTTTTACTTTTATAACCCATTTCATTAGCCATTTCTAAAAAAGTAGGCATATATCCATGTTTTGTACTATAATTTTTAATATATTGCAATAGTCTGAGCATTTTAGGAGTCATAGGTCTTTTACCTCTTTTCTTGTTCATTTATTACTAACCTCCTTAATAATTCTGAGTAGCCATTGATGTCATCAAAGCTATCTTTTTTATAATTTTCTGATTGCATAACTCTCCAAAGTTTTAAAAAAATCATAAAGATACCAAATAATTTTAAAGGTACTTTGACCTCACAATTATTATGAACTGATAAATATTTTTCTAAAATTCCTGACATAACATAAGAGGTATGGTCAAATTCTCCATAGTCATCTTGCTTTTGTTTTAATAATCTTTCTATTTCGCTAATAAACTTAACATTATCTGACATAATTTCCTTCACTATCTTTGCAGTAATGAGCTACTACATTTTGATTTTTATATTTAGTTAGCATCCAAACTTGTCCATTTCCCTCTGTATAATCTGGGTTCTCAACATACTTAACATTTTTTTCAAACATTTCATCACAAGTGATGGGTAACAAAGAATATGCAAAAGGTATCTTTTCATATTTTAAATTACCCTCACCTGAGTATATAACTAAAATTAAAAAAACTACTTTCAACTAGAAAGGAATTTCTTTGCTTTGAGGTTTAGCTTGTTTAGGTCTAGGATCGTTTTTATAACCAGATAAAATATTACCTGATTCATTAATCCAACCAATTAAACCTTTATGTCCACCAGCTTCAGAGTAATTCATTTCGCCAGTAAATTTATCATCACCTTTGAATAAAACTCCTACTTGAGCAAACACTTTAACAAACTTAGTATTACCATCTCTTGATGCACCTTTGACACCAAGTATTGTACCCTTGTTGCCATTATCTAAATTTACATTTCCTGAGAAATCAATTTTGATGGCTTTTTCATTGTTGGCATCATAAGGAAATAATACCCAATCCTTTTGCTTACCACTACCATTGTCTGACATTCTGTCCTCCATTTTGTTTGATAGATTGTTGTTGTGATTCAAAGTCTTTTTCTATTGAATCATTTTGTTTCTTCCAATCGGAATACAAAGCTGTCAACTTGGTTTCTGTTGTTTGCTTTTTAATTGTATCTTTAATTGAAACTTGTTGAGTAGATCCCTTTTGATTATTTAAGGCATTTACTAATTCTTCTGCACTAGCATATTCTGAACCTGATAGACCAAATGCTGCTAAACATCTTCCCAAAGAACTTGAACTACAGTTCTCCATAGCACTTGTTTTATTTATGAAATTAGCATTTCTATGTTCTTCTGCATGACCAACAGCATAAATAGTATCAGAAATATATAGTTCGGTTTTAACGACAACTCTGTCATTATCATGA